ATGACATGCCGCGCCTGCGCCTCCCCGGCTTACCTCCGCGACCGCAACCAGATTTATGCGCTGGGCATAATCCCCCCGCCCGCGCGTAACGGGGCCGATGCACCTCCCCACCCCCGCATCGGTCCCGACCCTTTTCCGAATCGTCATGGCGCGCGCCGTACCACGCGGCCTTTTTTGCGGCCAAGCCGATTTACCAAGTATTTCAATACCTTGTATCAAAAGGGGATTTCTAATGAATGACATCCTTCTTGTTCTGCTTGGCGCAGGCGCGGCGATACCGCTCACGCTGTGGCGGATATTCGGTCAGGAAAAATCGCATCAGCGCCTGGCTAAGGACTATGCATCCGCGCTGGCGCACAAAGGGCGCGAGGTTCAGTACCTGAGCGCGAAGGTCGTAGGTCTTGAGCGGGAACTCAGGAAGGTGATGCAGCCGCGCGATGCGCGCGGGCGGTTTGTCTCGCGGAAGGCGGCGTGATGATGGGCCTCACCCCTCGCCAGTTCGAGCTGCTGGAGTTCATCCGCTCCACTTGGGCGAAATCCGGGCGCGCGCCGCTGATCCACGAGATGATGGACCATCAGGATACGCGGTCGATCAACAGCATTCAGCGACGCCTGAGGGCCTTGGAGGATCGCGGGTTCATCCGGCGCGCGGGACACGGTTGGGAGGTGTGCGAATGATTCGCCTCATCCGCCAATATATCGCCCGGCGTCGTCTCGCACGGCTCAAGAAGCAAACCGAAGCAGTCAATGCATCGTGGAGCATCAACCGCAATCGCCAACTATCGCCAGCCCGTCGCGCACATATCGCGGTTCTGGTGGCCGGTATCAGCAAGAGGGAAGAAGTATGAGCGAGAGCATCGCAGCGGACGAACTGCGCCTGATTGTGGAGCGTTACGAGAGGCTGGACGAAGAGAAAAAGGGCATCGCGGACGATCAGAAGGACGTGCTGAGCGAGGCCAAGGCGCGCGGCTACTGCACGAAAACAATCCGCGCGATCGTGAAGCTCCGCAAGCAGGAAAGCCACGTTCGACAGGAGTCCGAAACGCTTCTCGCGACCTATGCGCGGGCGCTCGGCATGCAGCTTCATTTCGACATTTGACCACGAAGAAAGGAAGGAAAATGAGCGATATCCATCCAGCCCCGGCTGAATTTTCAACTGACCAGATCGCGGCGGACGGCATTCTGCGATATTTCCACTATTCGCATTTGCCGCCAGTTTTGCAGGCAGCGTCAAGGCCGTTCTGCGACCTCGCGCGCCATATCGTGGAATCCCTGCCGCGCAACGCAGAGCGCACTGTGGCCCTACGCAAACTGCTGGAAGCTAAGGACGCGGCTGTTCGCGCGAACGTGAACTGACCTGACCGGAGAGCGGGCCTCGTGTCCGCTCCGAGGATCAGATCAGATCATGAGCGACAAGATGCAGGCAGATTTTCAACCTTGGCACGGCGACCGCCCTTTTCGGGGCGACAAGCTGTTGCGCGTGAAATTTCGCAACGGGCGCGTGTCGAAGGACGCGCTTCCGGCCTCGAAGTGGCGCGGGAAATGGGGAGAGCCTTTTCCTGACGGATGGGATTTTGATGTGGTGGGGGTGCAGCCGCAATGAGTCACATCCTCCTCCCGTGGCCCCCGCGCGTCGTCCACCCCAACCATCGCGGCCATTGGTCGCCAAAGGCCCGCGCGACGAAGCGCATGCGTCAGGATGCAGCATGGGCGGCGAAGTCGTCGGGCCTGACAGCGCCTGACGGGCCTCTGCATGTGGCCCTGACCTTCTATCCGCCCGATAAGCGCAGGCGCGACCTCGACGGCTGCATATCGGCCTGCAAGGCTTATCTGGACGGGTTGGCCGATGCGCTCGGCGTCGATGACAGCCGTTTCACTCTGTCGGCTCGGATTGCGCCTTTCTGCGCGCATCAGGGCGAAGTGAAGATCGAGGTGCGGGGATGAGCGCAATAATGCCTATACCAGCGCCCTCTCCTGCTGATATCGCATGGGAGGAATATGCCGCCCTCATCCGCGCGATGGACGAGAACCCGACGCTGCGCCTCGATCGGGGCCACGTTGAAGCATCCCTGCTGGCCTACAAGCGCTTCCGCGACATCTTTCTTGAGGAAGTGAACTGATGGCCTCGGTAGACTTTCAAATTCCCCACAACGATGTGGCCGAAGCCGCCCTTCTTGGCGCGCTGCTGTTCGCGCCGAACACGGTTGATACGATCCGCGATATCGTTCGGCCAATGGATTTTTACACTCCGGTCCATCGTGCGATTTTCGAGGCGATTTGCGCGGTTTCCGACAGCGGAAAATCGCCAAGCCCGGCGATGCTCAAGCCGTTTCTCGACGGCAATGGCGACCTGAAAGCCGCAGGCGGAATGACCTATCTGGTCGATCTGGCGAGCCATGCAGCCAGCGTCATCAATGCCCGCGAGGTCGCCGGGCAGTTGCGGGAATTGGGCCAGCGCCGCGCTCTGATAGAGGCGATGGCAGAAACGATCCATCGCGCATGCAAGACCGACGATTTCGATGACCAGATCAGCTCCATCATGGAGGATGCCGACTGCTCGCTGACCGCGATCCTCAACCGCGAACTGACGGAGAGCGCCGGTATCAAGCAGGTGTCCGCAGCGCAGGCGTTCGAAGAGATGATGGAGGATTTCCATGCGGCGCAGTCGGGCGTCACCTGCGGCGATATCGCGAGCCTTGATGAGCAGTTGGGGCCGATCCGCCCGCACCACCTCGCCATCATGGCTGGGCGACCGGGCATGGGTAAGACTGCCGCCGCGCTCTGCTATGCCATTGGTGCGGCGCGGCGCGGGCATGGCGTCCTGTTCGTGACGCTGGAAATGAACAGGCTGGAATTGATGCAGCGGGCCGCATCCGCTCTGATCTTCGACGGTCACAGGGGCGTGCCCTATGAGCTGATCCGCGATGGTCGGGCGGAGGGCAATGACCTTCGCGCATTGGCGTCCGCTGGACGCGCATTCCGCGACCTGCCGATCAATATCGTTGACGCCGGGTCGCTGACCATCGGCCGCCTGAATGCGATTGTCCGACGCTGGAAACGGCGCATGGCGGCAAAAGGCCAGAGCCTCGATCTGGTCGTGGTGGACTATCTGCAATTGCTCCACCCGGACAGCAAGACGCGCTCGACCGTCGAGGCCGTTTCCGAAGTGTCACGCGGCCTCAAGGCGATTGCCAAGACGCACGATCTTGGCGTCCTCGCCCTCGCCCAACTGAATCGTGGGGTGGAGCAGCGCGAGGACAAGCGGCCGATGCTCTCCGACCTGCGTGACAGCGGGCAGATCGAGCAGGACGCCGATGCAGTCGTATTCCTGTACCGCCAGGAATATTATCTGCGCCTTGCCGAACCGAAGGACGAGGTCGACAAAATCGAGTGGCAGAGAGCGCTCGATGCCGTCTCAAAAAAGATCGATTTCATCGTGGCCAAGCGCCGCAATGGCACCACGGGGACCGCTCGCGGCGAGTTCCACGGTGCATTTATGGCTGTGAGGGGGTGATATGAGCAACTGGCTCCGCATATATTCCGAAGTCCTGAACGATCCGAAAGTGCAGAAGCTGCCGGGTGAAACATTCAAAGGATGGATCAATATCCTCTGTCTCGCTGCCCAGAACGAGGGCGTGCTGCCGTCCGATGGCGATATAGCCTTCGCCCTTCGCATAGACGCGAAACGCGCGGAAAAGCTGATGAAACAGCTTTCCGACGCCGGGCTTATCGACGTTTCGGAAACAGGGCGGACGCCGCATAACTGGAACGGGCGTCAATATAAGTCCGATGTTTCAACGGAACGGGTGAAACGTTTCAGGGAACGTTCCAAGAAACAATCCGAAACCGCTACTGAAACGCCCCCAGAGCAGAGCAGAAACAGAGCAGAAGCAGAAGCAGAACAGAAACGGGCGAACGAAACGCCGCCGGACGACCAGCGCGTGGTCGATTTGGCGCACGAACTCGCGACCGCTGCTGGCTGCTGCCCGCCGGATCACGGGAGGATCGTGGAGAACCAGACCATCGTTCGCGGCTGGCTCAGCGCTGGAGCAGAGCCGTCGCAGCTAAGGTCGCTGATAGCCGACCGCATGGCGTCAGGGCGCGCGCAGCCCAGAACGCTGCGATATTTCGACGCGGCTGTGCGCGACAGCCTAGCCCAAAGATCGAAACAGGATGATGGCTGCATGTCGATGGTTCGCCAAATTTTGAAGGAGGAAGCCGCATGACTACCCTCACTCACTGGTACACCGCCGCCTCCCCCGGCGACCGCATCACCTACGCCACAGCGCGTAACGTCACCCTGCATCCGACCCAAGAGGTCCGCGAGGCCCGCAAGCTCTACGATCAGGGCAAGGTCGATCTTGTGCAGCGTCGGGTTACGGGCGGGTACGAGTACATCGCCGTCAAGCGCAGGGTGCCGGCCAAAGTCGAGTACGAAAACAGCTTTGCGGCTGCTTTGGGGAGGTTGTGATGAGCAAAATCAATCCGCCGCGTGACGCCTCCGGGAAAGCCGCTGATTTCGACAGGCAGGTTTGCGCGCTGGCGCGGCTGTGGAACCGGTCATGCCGCCAAGCGCGAGAGGACTTCATCGAAATGGCGCAACAGGCGAAGAAAGGGCTGATCGACATATGAGCAACGAGAAAGAGGCGGCGCCGTCTGATTTCGATTTCGTGTTCGTCAAACATGGATGGCGTGGGGTTGAGAATTTCTTCGGCGCGCGAACTGCGGTTAATAAGCGCTGGCTCCAAGAGCGCGGTGCTGATCGCCTCAAGGATCTGCGGGCGCGTTTTCGGAAAGGGGACGCCGCCGCCTTAAGCGAGGTGACAAACGATGGTTGAGATAACCGACCACGCAATTGTGCGCTGGCTTGAGCGCGTGAAGGGCGTCGATATCGCCTGCGATCCGCGAGGAAATGCAATCGCCCGCGCTCGCTACTGCTCAGGAGTTCGGTTGCCCGGTCGTGATCGGCCGCAATGGTGAAAGGATGCTTGTCCGGGATGGGGTCGTGGTGACGGTTTTCAGCAAGAGGTTTGGGAAGATGGATCGGAGGATGAAGGGATGAGCTTTGTTCTCAATATTGAAGGTCATGGTGGCTGAAAATGGCATTCAAACCCGGAAAAAGTGGCAATCCCGGAGGTCGCCCGAAAATCAAGCTACCTGATGGCCGGACCCTTACCGACCTTGCCCGCGAGCATACGCTGGAGGCGGTTGAGACGCTGGTGGACGTGATGCGCAACGGCGACACCTCATCAGCCCGTGTCGCCGCCGCCGATAAAATTCTGAACCGTGGCTGGGGCGCTGCGCCGCAGACAATCACCTTGCAGGAAGCCCCTACCCCGCCAGACCTTTCCCAGATGACAGATGAGCAGCTTGAGGCCCTTGAAACACTTCGATCACTTGCACCTCTCGCGTACGGACCTGCTGGCAGCTGCTGACGAGGCGGAGCGGGAGTTGTGCCGTCGCTCGCTCGCCGCATTCGCAAAACGCGCATGGCCGGTTCTGGAGCCTGCCACCCCGCTGAAATGGGGGTGGGCGCTCGATAGCATCTGCGCGCATCTGGAGGCGGTATCGCGTGGCGAAATCAAGCGGCTGCTGATGAATGTTCCGCCAGGATCAATGAAAAGCTTGCTGACCGGCGTGATTTTCCCCGCGTGGGAATGGGGGCCGCTGGGGATGCAGTCCCTCCGTTATCTGGCAACCGCGCACAAGCAGGACTTGGCCGTGCGCGACAACATGAAATGCCGCCGCCTGATCCAGTCTGAGTGGTATCAGCGGCTTTGGCCCGTTGCCCTGACCAGCGACCAGAATGCAAAAACAAAGTTTGAGAATAGCCGCACCGGATTTCGCGAGGCTATGGCGTTCACGTCAATGACCGGCTCGCGCGGGGATCGGGTTATCCTTGATGATCCGCATAGTGTCGATGACGCGAACAGCCCCGCGATGCTGGAAGCTGGCATCCTAACCTTCCGCGAGGCCCTTCCCTCCCGCGTGAACAATGAGGATAGCGCGATCATTATCATCATGCAGCGCCTGCATGAGAAGGACGTGTCTGCCGTCGCGCTCGATCTGGGCTATGAGCATCTGTGCATCCCCATGCGCTATGAGGAGGGGCGGTCGCGTCATGTCGTGGGCGACCCCGATCCTCGCACAAAAGACGGCGAGCTGATGTTCCCAGAACGCTTTTCGGAAAAACAGGTGCGCGAACTGGAAAAAAGCCTCGGCAGCTACGCCAGCGCAGGCCAGTTGCAACAGCGCCCCGCCCCGCGTGAAGGCGGCCTGTTCAAGCGGTCGTGGTTCCAGTTCATCCACGCAATGCCAGCCGGCAGTCGCAAGCGCGTCCGCGCATGGGACTTGGCCGCGACGAAAAAGGCGACCGGCAGCGATCCTGACTGGACGGCGGGCGTTCTCATGTCGCGCGGTGATGGCGGCGATTTTCTGATCGAAGGCTGCGAGCGGCTGCGCGGTTCGCCAATGGACGTGCAGGCCGCCATCAAGAGCCGCGCTGTTACGGATGGCGCCAACGTCACAATCCGCCTGCCTCAGGACCCCGGCCAAGCGGGGAAGGCGCAGGCGGAACAGATGGTGCGCGATCTGGCAGGCTATCCGGTGAAGGTCGAGCGCCCGACTGGTGACAAGGCGACCCGCGCAACGCCTGCGGCAGCGCAAGCGGAGGCGGGCAATATCGCGATCCTTGTGACTGGCGATCCGGCGCGGGATGCGTGGATAGAGCCGTTTCTGGATGAAGTGACGATGTTCCCCGGCGGCGCGCATGACGATCAGGTGGACGCAATGGCCGATGCGTTGAACGAATTGGCGGTCAAGAAACTCACCCGCTTCGATGTCCTCTAACGCCCGCCGTCCGTAGCAATCGACCACCCCTCGCCCGCACGCTCCACGAATGTCCGCCCGCATTCGCAACGTTCGCCCAAAGCCCGGTTTCGTGTTCGACGGTCAGTCGATCGTCCCGGCGCAACGGCCTATCCCGCTCGTGGATGGCGCGCTCGCCAATTTCCTGACCGGACGCGGTACATCGGTCGACCGGACGACGCATAGCTTCTGGCTCAACCAGACGATGCGGCCTGAACAAATCGAGGCGGCCTATCGGTCATCGTGGCTCATCCGCAAGATCGTGGATGTCCCAGCCGAGGACATGACCCGCGCCGGTCGCGACTGGACCGCGACGAAGGAAGAAATCACCAAGATTGAGGCTGAGGAAAAGCGCCTCAAATTCTGGCACGCTGTACGAACGGCACTGACATTCGGGCGCTTGGGTGGTGGTGCGCTATTCATCAATCTGGCGGACTTCGCGCCTGACAGACCGTTGCCGAACAAGATCGTGCCGGGAATGATCGAAAGCCTCGTCCCGCTCTATCGGACACAAATCGCGCTTGGTCAGATGGATGACGATCTGCTCAGCCCAACATTTGGCGAGCCGACTGTTTTCCGCGTCAACACACATGCGCAGCCGATCATCCATCCGTCCCGGCTCGTGATCTTCAAGGGGCAAATGGTTCCCGGCCTCTATTCGACTTCATGGGAAGATCGTTTTTGGGGCGATAGCGTCGTTCAGGTCGTGGATGAGGCCGTGAAGGACGCGACAACCGCGACCGGGGGTTTCGCGGCGCTGATCGATGAGGCGAAGGTCGATGTTCTGACCATGCCAGGCATGTACGAAATGCTGGCGCGACCGGGCGGGCAAGAGCAGTTCATGGCTGCACTACAAGCCGCCGCGACGGGTAAGTCCATCCATCGGATGCTTGCTCTTGGCGAGGGCGAAACGTGGGAAACCCGCCAGATCAACTGGGCTGGCATGCCGGAGGTCATCAAGACCTATCTCTCCATCGTCGCGGGCGCGGCTGACATTCCGGCGACCCGGCTGTTGGGTAAATCGCCCGACGGTCAGAACAGCACCGGCGAAAGCGACCTCGCCAATTATTTTCAGGGCATCAGCGCGAAGCAGGAGGCGGATTTGCGTCCCGCGCTCGAAAAGCTGGATGCGGTCATGCTGCAATCGGCTGGTGTCCCGGCTGATCTGGTATGGTCGTTCTCTCCGGCGCAGGCGATGGATGAAGCGCGGCAGGCCGACATCGAGGCGAAGGAAGCAACGACCGTCGCCACCCTCGCGAACACAGGCCTCATCCAGGAGACCGCGCTGGCGAAGGCTGTGCAAAACCGCCTGATCGAGAGCCAGCGCTGGCCCGGACTTGAGGATGCTCTCAAGGACGCTGAGGCAGATGGCAACGCTCTGCCGGGCGATGACGACGATCTTGATATTATTCCTGTCGAAACAGCGAAAGGAGGTGGTCAATCTGTATCTGCCGGTGCTGGCGGGCAGTCTGGAAGTGGCTCGCCCGCCCGCCGTGCCAATGGTGCGCAGTCGGCATCTCGTCCGACAGGATAATGGCCTTCGACCTTCCCGCCATCGTCCGCGCCTCCGGTAAAAGGCGCGACATAACCCTACGCGCGATAGAGCCGACAAAGGCGCAGGCGACGGACCTAGCCGCCATCCTTGTGCAGGCCGCGACGATCTGGGCTGAGAACATCGATGCCATCATCGCGGGCTATGATCCGCCACCCCTCCCCACCGCCGATGCGCTGGTATTCGATACCGCCGACCAGATGCAGGCTGCTATTGACCAGACTGCCAGCGAGTTCATGACGCGGCTCGTCACGGTCATTACCCCGGCGCTGCGGCGCTGGGCTGTCCGCGCGGAAACTGTCCACCGCTCAAAATGGGCCGCAGCCGTCAAAGCTGGGACAGGCGTTGACCTCGCCACTATCCTGACCGCTCAGCCCGTCGAGGAGGCACTCTCCACATGGCTGGCGCGCAATGTCGCCCTCGTCCGCAATGTTTCGGACGTGACGCAGGCGAAGATCGCGGACGCGGTGTTCCGAGGCTACCAAAGCCGGACACCGGTTCGCGATGTGGCGAAGGAAATACGCGAGGCGGTTGGCGGCAGTCGAGCGCGGGCAGTGAGGATAGCTGCCGATCAGAATAGCAAGCTATCCGCCACCCTCGATCGAGAGAGGCAGGCTGAGGCTGGGATAGAGCAGATCAGATGGCGCCATAGCGGGAAATTGCACCCGCGCTCATGGCACGTCGCGCGCAATGGCAAGGTGTACGATCTGCGCACCGGCAAGGCCGCTGATGGCGGCGAAGCGATCCCCGCCGATGATCGTGCAGGGATGGCTCCTTGGTGCGGATGTCGCGAGCAGGCCTATATCGCGCTGTTGGATGATATTGAGGACGAAGAAAGTTAGGCTTACCGGCGATTCGCTGCTATACAGACGGGCCGCAACGGTGGTGGAACACCGCGCGGCCCTAACCGCAACGAAAGGTGATTTTCGATATGGCTGATGAATTTTATACATGCAGGCGCGCCCTGTCCATGGCCTGCCGCAGGCTCAAAAGCATTGGCTATGAACCTGATGAAACTATCGCAGCATACTGGCTGGCGCAGGCTATTTCCTCACCTGCGGGGCATTCCGGCCTTTTTTTCAAAGCAATCCAACCATTCACGAAGGTTTCGCATGAATATAGAGAGCTTTACCGCGATAACTTGGAATGGTTCGGATGGCTGACATGCCTGAGGTTCGGGAAAATCCCGCTCCACGGCGGGAAATTGCATCCGTTGTTTTTCAAGAAGAATGAAATCCACGCGCTGCTTGATGACGTTCAGGCGGTGAGGCCCGCGTGGTGGAGCGCCGGTGGCCGAGAAATGTTCTCCGCCTTGCGCCGGTTCGAATATTTCGACGCCTTTTCTATCGACGCAGTCAAGTGGGGTGAGTACGACCTCACCTAAGCGCGCCTGCGAGGTGTGATGCTCTGGCGTCCGTAGAAGCATCCCGGCACCGTGGGGCAAACCATCCCCATGGTATTGCTGACCGACACGCTTGACGCATCTAACGGAGTTCGCATCTGTGCGGACGGTGCGCTGGTGGCCGAAGTGTTCGCCGCTCGCACTGGCTTGCAGGACTACCTCGGCCGCGAGGTTGACCCATATAACACCCACGGTCTACGCGATAAGGCGATTGTCAAGGTCTACCGCCCTGAAAACGAGGTGTTCAAGACCGACAGCCTCGCCACCTACGCCGCTGCACCTGTCACGATCGATCATCCCCCGGTCGCTGTAACCGCAGATAACTGGCGGCGGTATGGCCGGGGAGAGGTGCATGGTGATGTCGTGCGCGACGGACAGAAGGTCCGCGTGCCGATCATCATTCGAGACGCTGACGCCGTTAGCGCTGCGACCACGACCCACAAACAGATTTCCATGGGCTATGCCACAGAGTTGGTCTTTCCCAGCGACGGCAAGCACCCGGACGGCACCGCCTGCGATGCCTACCAGACCAACATCCGCATTAATCACATCGCATTTGTTCCTGCCGCACGGGGCGGGCCGGAACTTCGCGTCATTGACGAGCGCCCCAACCTCCCCCCTCCATCGGAGAAACCTACTATGAAAATCCGAATCGGCGACGCCGAAGTCGATGCGACGAACGGTGAGGCCGTTCGGATCGCTGTCGATGCTCTCAATACGAAGCTGTCGGATAGCGCAAAGGCGCTCACCGACGCGCAGGCGAAGGTCGCCGAACAGGCAACCGCCCTCGCCGCCAAGGACGCGGAAATCGCCACGCTCAACCAGAAGGTTGCAGATAGCGCGCTGACGCCCGCCAAACTGCGCGACGCTGCGAAGGCTTATGCGCAGGTGTGCGACAAAGCCAAGGCGCTCGGCGTGACTTTCGCCGAGGACGCCGACGCCGCCGCGATCATGAAAGCGGTCGTGGACGCGAAGATGGGCGATCAGGCGAAGGACTGGACCGCCGATCAGATTGCCGCGTCGTTCGCCGTGCTGTCGAAGGACGCGAAGGCCGCCGATCCGGTGCGCGATGCCTTCCGGGGCGGGATCGTGAATGTCGGTGACGCCGCCGCGCAGGCTGACGCCGCTCTCAGCAAATCGGTCGATGACCTCAACGCATGGAGGAACCAGTAATGGCTATCCAATATCGCGATACGCTTCAGGCGTTTCAGGTTGGCCGTCGCGTCAACATGGAAGAATGGAACACGATCACCCGCACGAAGGAAGGTTCGGGCCAGCTTGGCTTTGGCGTCCCCGCAATCGCCGGGACGGGCGATCATAGTTGCGCGGCCCTGACCGCCGCCGCTCAGAATGTGCTCGGCATCACTGAGGCATCCCTGTGCCTTCCGCGACCGGGCGACAATTACGAGCAGTACGACAATGTCGGTATCTGCGAAGTCGGCGTCATTGGCGTGATGCTGGGCGCGAACGTCACCAAGGGCACGCAGGCTCGGTTCGACGTGACCAACAAGGTCTGGACCGGCGCGAATGCATCTTCGACCGTCCTGACGATCCCCGGCGCACAATTCGAGGAAAGCGGCTCCGCTGGCGAGGTTGGCGCCGTCCGCTATCGCCGTCCCATTCCCTCTCTGAGCGCAGGAGCATAAGAACATGAACGCACCTTTCAGTCACAATGGCGGGGCGCGCTTGCTCACCGACGCACAGGCGCTCTCGCTGATTCAGGCCCAGTCCTTCAAGATCAACCAGACGGTCTATGAAACCCGCTTTCCCGATTGGGATTTCGGTCGTCTCGTCTATGTGGACACCAGCGGCCCGGCGTGGTCGCCCGGCATCCTGACTTACACGTCCGATCTTTCGGGTCGCGCCAACTGGCAGTCGGGTTATGCGAAGGATATCCCGCTCGCCGATGTTGCGCAGGACGTGCAGACCAAGACGTTCCAACTCGCGGCCATCGGCTATCAGTGGAACATCGAGGAGGTGAACACCGCCTTTCAGGTCGGCGCCAGCCTTCCGGATCGCCGGGCGCGGGCGGCACGTCTGGCCTATACCAAGTTCATGTTCGACCTAACCTTGTTCGGTTCGGCTGAAAAGGGGCTCGGCGGTCTCACTAACTATGCGGGCGTCACGACGTCGATTGTGCCGGCCGATGGCACTGGCAGCGCGACCTACTGGGTCAACTCGTCGGGTGTCGGCATCAAGACCCCGGCGCAGATCGTCCGCGATATCAACATTGCGCTTCAGGGTATCGCGCTCGCCAGCTTCGAGACGGAGATGGCGGACACGATCCTGCTCCCTGTCGAAGCGTTCAATTATATCGCGGCGACTCCCTACAGCGCGACCACGATGGAAACGATCCTGTCGTTCGTGCAGCGGACCAATATCTACACGCTCACCACGGGCCGTCCGCTGACGATCCGCTCGGTGCGCGAGCTTGGCGCCGCCGGGGTTGGTGATGCCGCCGGAACCGGGCGCATGGTCGCCTACAAGAACGATCAGGACTATGTGAAGCTGCATCTCCCGATGCCGCACCAGTTCCTGCCGGTCTATCAGGATGGGCCGTTGAATTGGACCATTCCGGGCATTTTCCGCACGGGCGGCATCGAACTGCTGACGACTGTGGCGTTCCGCTACCTCGACGGCATCAGCCAGCCTCCCGCCTGATAGACTGCGCCCCGTTGGCTTGATTGTCGGCGGGGCGCTTTAACCGGGGCGCTTCCCGGCAAGGCGGCGGCCCAAGACTTGACGAGGCCGCCATGCCCAAGCTCACCATCACAAACCTGACGAACAGCCCTTACGATCTGGAGGGCGGCGTCCGCCTCCCGGCGATGGGAATCGTCACCGAAGAATTTACTGACAGCTATGCGGCGCTCCTGCGCGCGTCACCGGGCATTGAAGTTTCCGAGGCGCTGCATGATGCTGCGGGATTTGACGCGCTTAGCGATGCTGAACTGCGCGATCTGGTCGAGAAGGAGACGGGGAAAAAGCCCCACCCCGCCGCCAAGCGCGAAACCCTGATCGAAAAGCTGGAGGCGACCAATGGCTGACAAATTCGCAATCGATCGCGAGACAAATCCCTATCAATTCGGCTCGAAAATTATGGAATGGACGCCGGGGGCGACCGCGCTCCCGCCCGAAACTCGCGCCGTCATCTTCAACAATGACGGGACGGCAGACCTGACCAATCAGGACGAGACGACCGTTTCTGCCTTTCCTGTCGTCGGTCTCGCTTGCCTGCCGGTTATCCCGCTCAAGATCACAGCGATGAGCGGGCCGACCAAATGCTATCTGGTGATCTGACGTGACCTATACCCCGCCCTCCAAGGCCGATTTCATCGCGATCTTTCCATCCTTCGCGGCTGTGACGGATGACGCATATGCATTCTGGTCGGCGCAGGCGGCGCTTGTGACGGGGCCGATGGAGGGGTGTCTTGGCGCACAAATGGACCTCGCGACGATGCTGGCGACGGCGCATTATCTGGCGCTCGCAGGGATCGGCGCAGGCGCGGAAAGCGAGATGGCGGCGCAAGGTGCGTCCGGCTTCCGGCGCATCAAGTCTGGCACGATCGAGCTTGAGCGGGCCGACGACGCGAGTTCCAGCGACGGCGGGGAATGGGCGGCAACGTCCTATGGTCAGCGCGTTTGGCCGATGCTCAAGGTGTGCGTTGCCGGGCCGCGTGTGACGGGAACCGGCACCATCCCCTGCGCGGGCGGCTATTACCGCTCCGGGCCGATCTGGTGAGGTGATGCATGGGGTTTCTTGACGGCGGCATATCGGCGATATTCGGGGCCGCTTTGTCGGGCCTGTATCTCGATGGCACATTGCATCGCGATGGCACGAACCCGGTCTATGACCAGTCCGGCAACATCGTCGGCTATTCCGGCGGAGTGAGCCTGCCGATCAAGGTTCAGCGCGATGCATGCTCGTGGTCCATGAAGCAGTCTCCGGGCTATGTGGATGGTGATGTGATGCTGATCGTGCTGGCGCATGGGCTGGCCGCGACGATCACCACCGACATGGAGATCAGCGACGGGGCTGGCAGGCGGTGGATGGTGCAAAGCGCCGATCTGGACGCCGCCTCGTCGCACTGGATTTGTCGCGGGCGTCTGGCTGCCGTGCCTGATGGCGGTGATCCTGATGAAAGTGCTGGCTCATGAAAATCGCAGGGATGAAAGCGCACAAAGCCCGCCTCAAGCGCATTCGGGGGCCGCAGATGATCCGCGAAGTCGGGAAGGCGATAAAGACCGCCTCAGAAATTATGGAGAAAGCCGCGCAAATCAGCATCACGACAGGCTCGACTGCCGCGAAGGGCCAGCACCGGCCAAGCGCGCCCGGAACGCCTCCGAATAATGACCTCGGCGGCCTCGCCGATTCTATCGAGAGCGTTATGACAGGGCCGCTTGCCGCCGAGGTGTCCGCGAACGCGCGCTATGCCGCGATTCAAGAGTTCGGTGGGACTGTCAATAATCCCGGAGGGCAGCCCTATTTCATCAAGAACGGCGAGTTTATCCCGGTCAGCAAGAGTAGTCCGCACGCGGGCAGGCTGCCGAAAACAAAGCCGCATCAAATCACCCTGCCTGAGCGCCCCTACATGCGCCCCGCTGCCCAGAAAACACGACCGAAGGCGCAAAAGCTGGTCGCCGCAGCCGTCAAAAAAGTCGCGAACGGAGGCACCCTATGACCACATCCCGCTATCCCAAGCTGGTCTTCCTGCGCGACTATAACCACCGATGGTCAAACCGCGCCGCCACGCTCTTCCCGAAGGGTTGGGAAGGCCGCGTCAAGCCGGAAGTCGCGGAAGCTGCTCTTGGTAAACGCGCTGCCATCCTCGCGCCTGTCCGTGCTAAGGCCGATTCGGATGAGCAAATTTCTGGACGATCTGGCGATATGGGCGGGACTGATAATCGATCGCCTAAGCCTCAACGCGCCCGAAGAATACGAGGACGAGATAGCGGAGACGTGCCTGTTTCTGGTGATCCCGGCGCTGGCGATAGGCTGGAAGGCGATGCTCAATGACAACGACAATTGACGCGAGTCTGTCTGTTCGCGGCGCGGTTATCGCCGCCTTCAAGGCGGACGCCGCATTGACGGCGCTCGTTCCTGCCGGGCGGATCTATCCCAGCAAGACACCGGCCAATGTCGCATGGCCGTTTATCAAGCTCGGCGTCCTGATGAACAGCCCGACACGCTATGACTGTGGCGGCGGCGGCGATGTGACCGGCGCTGTGCATGTGTTCGTCAAAGGCTCGGCCTCCATCCTCGACCCGGAGGCCCGGACCTATCAGATCAACAAGGAAATCGTCCGCGTCCTCGACGGCCTCGACATTGTTCTGGCTGACGATCTTTCCCTCGGCTTCACCGTCACGCTCTCGCAGGTGATGGAGGATGGGGCCGAGGCCGATGCCTATCACGGCGTAGTTTCGATAGTCGCCTCTGCCACCTGATCGCCGTCCGTAGAGGCGGCTTCCCTCCATTCATAGTCTCTCCGCAAACCTCGCGGAGCTGTTCGAATGGCCTATACCGACAAGTTGAAATCCACGCGCGTCTACATCGCTATGGGCGATGGCGCGACACCCGAAACCTTCACCAATTTTTGTGGCATCAACACCAAGGGCCTGCAACAGACCCGCGCGACCTCGGACACGACCGATTGGGACTGCGCCGACCCCGATGCCATCCCGATCACCGTTCGCGATGCGGGGGCCGCCGACTGGACGATCAGCGGTTCTGGCCTGCTGCACCGGCCTCTATTGGCGACGATTCAGACCGCATTTGAAACCGGCGACCCGATCAATTTCCGTTTTATGTATGACGAAAAGCCCGCCGATCAGGTCATTGACGGCTATTATCAGGGGCCGGGCTTCATCACCGACTTCAACCAGACCGGCACGAACGGCGAATATGTGCAGATCAGCATCACGATTTCTGGGGCAGGCAAGTTGAATTTCGTTGCGAGTAGCTGACCGGCGAGAGAGGGATGGCGGCTTGGGCTGGGCTGCCGCCTCATCAAGTCCTAGATAGCGATGATGTCGAACCCCGTATGATGGTCTGAGCGCTCCACAACCACATCGCCAGCACATCCAAGATCAAGTTTTGCCTTCTCGCGAACAAGGTCGATTGCTTGCTCGGTCGAAAGGCCGGATCGCTCTAACTCCATGATTTCCGCCATATCGATGGTGCCGACAAGCCGCATTGCTATTCTCCTACCACCCGAAGCGCGGGAGCTGCGACGGAAGGCATTTGTCTTTTGATCTTCTGATCGTGCTCAATCTCGCTGGCCTTCAAGATGGCCTGCCTCAAGAGGCGGATGCTAACCCGAAAATCGCGATTGTAGATATTGCCGCTACCATGCCGGGTCTGCGGGCCGAGAACAAATATCACATGGTGCCCAAGCGCGGCCATGAGATTGGCAAAATAATAGAAGGTCGCCCGCTCGTAATGCGGCGTCAGGATGATCGCGATGCAGCCGGGTTCGCGGAAGACGAGATTGCTAATGGCTGCGCCGATCGGAGATACCACGATCTTGGCTTGCCTTGCGGTCAACACCTGTCCTTCGAATGAATAGTCAGCAATCTGAACCCCTTCGAAGTCCATTTCCCGAAGGGCTTCCTCGACCACATCAGCATTGCGCAGAAGCCGCCCGTTTCCAGTGGACCATGCTGCCCGTTGCAGGAATATCTTTCTATGGGCCATAAACGGGAAATCGGTCCCGGCTGACACAAGGCAATCCTGGGCCATAGTTCCCGCCCGTTCGCGCAGCTTCGCCAAGGCTGGTTGAGAGAAATGAAACTGCTCAACGCGTGGTGGCGCGAGCTGGCCAGTCTCGAAGAACTCTCGCGTATCGGGTGGCGTCATGCTAGGCGGGCTGATATAAACGAGATGCTCCACCTCCACCCTTTGGTATTGCCGGACTTCGATAATGCGCCGCCTCGAAACATTTAGGAAATCGAGCGCATCAAGGAGCTTTTCGTGGATTGGATGATCCACAAGCAGGGGCCAGCCCTTGAACTCAGGAATGTCATCAACAAGGACAAACCGGGCCAGCACTTCCGTAACCCAATGGGCATAGTTGCCGTTGCACTGCCCCAACAGGCTGATAGCGCGCTTTTCTCGAAGGATGGCTTTTCGCGGGAAAATACTCACCCTTGCCGCCTTGAGGTCCACTTTCCCCCGGTTTTCCAATTCCATCATAAATGCATCGGTCGCCGGATCGATGACGCGGGGATATAGCGCCTTGCCACCCTTCAGGATGAACTCTGTGCGGCCAATGGCAATCGCGTTGTTCAGTTCGAACAGGTTGATTTCTGGCGATGGAGCAAGGCCCTCATATCCAGAAATGTCGCAGAGATCATCGTCGCGGAGAAAGACTGGCGCTGGACCGTGCGTCATGGACGCAGGGGCCAGCCGCTTAACCGGAATGGCCTGTGCGGCCGCATATTCTTCGAGTTCAGCCAAGGGATAGGTCACGGTCAGCATCCGCTCAAACACGGCGCGACGCAGGCGCATTCGCAGATTTTTAGCGTAACCCACCAATCTACCAGACAAAATCTATACCCTTATGTGATTCGCATCGTTGCGCTTGCCCAACTCATAGATGCCGCCACTGCTTTTGAACAGGTGGGCGACACCGCTTGGCGCCCTCCTGCCGCCGTCCGTAGAGACACCCCCGCCATAGAGCCACGCTCCGGCCTATGCAAACCGAGATCGCGCTCCCCTTCGCAGACGGCAAATACCTATTCCGCCTCCCCATCAAGCGGATATGCGAGATCGAGGAAAAAGCGGGGCCTATAGACCTCGTAAAGCATCGCCTCGTTCATGGAGGCTGGGGCATCCATGATGTTGTCGAAACGATCCGTCAGGGCCTCATCGGCGGCGGCAAGGGTGAGGTAAACGGCGCGCCTGTGGAAGTCGGCGCTCTCCGCGCCGACAGCCTGATCGAGAACTACGTCGATGGTCACGCGCTGGCTGAGCACCACATTACCGCGAAGGCAATAATCGCCGCTCTCTTCATCGGCTACGCCCCCGCGCAAGAGGCTAAAAAAAAAGCGCCGGTGAAGCGCAGAGGCCGGAAAGGCTCGACTGGGGCGTCGTCCTCCACAACCTCCGAACTCTCGGATTCGGACTAGGGGATGCGGAGCGGATCACGATGCCTGAATATGCGGCGCTCATCCACCATCACAATCTGACCAGCGACAGCGAGGAAAGTCCGCCGCCTGACGCTTCTGAGGTGACGGATATGTTCCTGCGCATGGAGCGCCTCGGCATCGGGCGGGTGCACTGATGGCAGTCACCGCTGATCGCGTAGTTGTCGAGCTTGAGGCTCGGCTGGGCCAGTATGAGGCCAATGTCGCGCGAGCCGAGCAGAAGTTCGACCGCTCAATGGCGAGCATCCAGAAGAGCGCGGGGGCGACAGAGAAGTTCGTCGGCACCGCAATGCGCGGGATGGTCGCAGCACTCGCTGGCGTCTCTGTCATAGCACTAACGCGACAGTTCTTGTCTCTAGCTGATGAGGCGAAGAAGCTGGATGCCACGCTTAAGCTGGCGACGGCGGGCTTCGGGTCGTTCGGGCAGGCGCAGAAGGATGTGCGCGCCATTGCGAACGAGACGCGCGCGGGATTGTCTGAAACAGCCAAACTCTATGCCAATTTCGTGCGCGGCGCCAAGGAATTGGGTGGGACGCAGGCGCAGGCGGCGCGCGCGACGGAAACGTTCTCCAAAACGCTGAAAATCTCCGGCGCTGATGCCAATCAGGCCGCCTCCGCGACTCTGCAATTCGGGCAGGCTCTGGCGGCGGGCGCATTGCGCGGGGATGAGTTGAATAGCATCCTTGAGGCGTCCCCGCGCCTCGCTCGGCTGCTTGCGGAGAGCATGGGCCGCCCGATTGGTGAGATAAAGAAGTTAGGCGAGGAAGGATTGCTGACCTCAGACAAGCTGTTGAAAGCTTTGACTGATGTAAAATTCACTGAGGGCATCGACAGTGAATTTAAGCAATTGCCGCTAACATTCGAAGATGCGATGACCCGCGTTTCCAATGCATCGCTGATTACATTCGCTGCATTTGATCGTGGCGGACAGTTTTCTTCCATGCTCGCGAATTTCGTGGGTGATGGCGCAGATGGTTTTGTCGATCTGGAAACGGCAGCCGAAAATTTCGGCATTTCCACTCGCGGGGTAATCGAGGGTCTTGGGGATGCTTTCCAGCCGCTGCTCGACGGTGGTCGCGAAGTCCTTGACTTGCTAGGTATCGATTTCAAGAATTTTGCGCTGGCTGCGCGTAGCGATATTGAACAGGTGCTCGGCTTTGCCGACCAATTGCTAAATATTGGCCCCGGCATCGCTAATAAATTTGGCGCTAACGGTAGATTTGACAGTCGCCTGCTTGAGAATTTCCGCGCCGGGGCGGCAAAATCGGATGCGGAGCAACGCCTGCGTTTGATTATGCAGGGCGACCCTCTCGCTGATGTGGGCGGATTTCAGCGGCCATCAGCAACCAAGCCCGCCGCCGCGCCGTCATCAGGGAAAAAGAAGGGCGGCGGCACCAAGAAATCACCGCTGGACCCGGAAGCTTTTGCGCGCGAAGAAGCCAGCCTTAACGATCAGATATTGCGCCTCAAGGGCGGTGAAGTGGACAGCGCCACCGAAAGCGCGCGGATTGAGATTGAGCGCATAGAGGTTGCCAAAAAGGCTGCAATTGCCTCCATCGGAAACGACAAGCGCTACACTGATGCACAGAAGAGCCAGATCGTCGCGTTGACTGAAACGGTCGCCGCGATGGAGGTGGCCAAGGTCATCAAAGAGCGTGACGCGGATCTTGCGAAGCAAGCGTCTGAACGCCAGCGCGTCAACGAGCGATATGAGATGGATGCGCTCCATGCGCAGGCCGATATTGCCAAAACAAGAGAGGCGAGGCTTGAGGCCGAACGCCGGATACTCGACCATCTGGAAGATCAGGAACAGAAAGAACTCGAAACGCTGATCGCTGCGGGCAAGGTCGCCGATGCAACCAAGGCCCGCGCGGATTTGGCGGCGGCACAGGCCGGGCGCAGGAGGGGAGTGGAAGATGATCTATCCTCCCCGCTCTCTCGCTATGCCGACCGTTTCAGCCGCGAGTCCGCTGCCGATCAGGTCGAAAACTACGTCATCGACGAACTGGAAGCGGTACAGGACAGCATCACCTCTGCTGTGACGAAGAAGCTTGGCGTCAAGGACCCATTCCTGTCTGGCCTGATTGAGATGTTCATCCAGCAGCAGCTTATCCGCCCGATTGCGGAGGCGCTGGCTGGCGTTGGCGGCGGGGGCATGGGAGGCGGGATCATCGGAGCCGTCGGCGGCATCCTCGGCTTCGCGTCCGGTGGCTCCATGAGCATTGGCGGGCGCGGCGGCACGGATAGGAACACGCTATCCCTGAACGGACGGCCTATCGCCAATGTCAGCCGGGGCGAAACGCTCTCGGTCGGCAGCAAGGCATTGTCCGGGCGATCCGGCGCGGCAGTCGTGCAGCCCATTATTCAGGTCGATGCGCGCGGCGCTGTGATGAACGACCAGTTTGCCCAGATGATCCTCGCCCAAGCCAATCAGGGGGCCATTCAGGCCGCCGCCGCGATGGGACAGCAGGTCAACCAGAACGTCCCGGCGCGCCTCGCGAAATTCAACAAGGACGGCACCTGATGGCCTTCTATCGCGAATCCACCATTGTCTATATCGCCTGCGATCCTCCGGCCATTCTTTGGTCGGGCTTCGGGCCGCTGCCCGTCCCTGCCGATGCGGTGATCCCCTCACCATCGATCGCTCTCGGCGGCGCTGAACTGGTCAGCGTGCCGGATTTCCAGCAGCTTATCAACGGCACTGCCGAGCGCCTCGATTTCACGCTTTCAGGGGTGAGTGAGGAAACCGTCCGCCTCGCGCTTGAGGACGCACCGTCCGTTCGCGGCGCGCGTGTCGATATCGGCACTGTGCATTTCGATGACGACTGGCAGATTGAGGCGATCGAATGGGAGAATGTGTTTGAGGCCCGATCCCTCTCTATCAGCCGCCCGACAATGCAGAATGGACAGGTTACGCGCTCGATCACGCTTACCATCGTTCAGGGCGACACTACCCGGTCCCGGTCGAAATCCGCGTTTTTCACCGACGCCGATCAGCGCCGGAAATATCCGACCGATGCCATTTTTTCGCATGTGGCGGGCATCAACGCAGGCACTTCGCGCCGATTTGGGCCAAGCGACTGATGGCTGATATGGCCGCCTTTCTTCTCCACGCCGGACAGCGCCGCCGCGTCCCGAATGAATGGGATTGCTGCGCCATGCCTGCCGCGTGGGCGATGGAGTGCGGATGGCCCGATCCGATGAAATATTGGCGCGGCGCCTATTCGACAGAGGAAATGGGGCTGGCCTTCATCAAGGATGCGGGCGGGCTGGTCGCATTGTTCGATTGCGGCATGGCGTCGGCTGGCATCCCCCGCGTTGATGGCGAGCCGATGGAGGGCGATATCGGGGTGTTGAGCGTGGGCGAACATCAGGCGGGCGCTGTGTTCACCGGCAAGCGATGGGCGATGGTGGCGGATCGCGGACTGGCGGTGGCGTCGATCGATCCGGCTTGTGTTCTGGCGCTGTGGAGAGTCGCTCATGGGTAAGACGCTCACCAATATCGCCCTCATTGGCGCGGCGATCGCAGTCAATGTCGTGCCGGGCGTCGGTCAAGCCATTTCGGGGGCGATCGTCGGCTTGGGCGGCGGAACGTTCGCTGCGCTCGGTGTAGCTCAAACGGTCGTCGGCGCCCTCCAGGTCGGCTTGACCATCGCAGGAATCCAGGCCGCAACTGGAATAATCATGGGCAGTCCCTCGCTGCCCAAGCCCGACACGACTTCAACGGCGCTCAAGACCTCCCGCCCTCCCCGCGTTTCAGGCTATGGCATCAGCCGCCTTTATGGTGCCTATATCCTGTTCGAGACGGCCACGGATGGCACCGCAGTCGATGTATATGCCATCCATGACGGGCAATTGACCGAGATCGTCCGCTGGTATCTGGCTGATGACGCTGTGACGCTGGCGGGAAATATTGTTCAGGCGGGGGTGGATGGGCGCTATGGCAGCGGCAAGCTCCGTCTCTACTGGACAACCGGACTGACACCCGGATCGCCCTTTTCCGCAGTCACTGCGAAGCTTCCCGGCATCTGGACCGCGAACCATCGCGGCGATGGCGTCGTGCTGGCGGCCCTGCTATCCACGCCGGTCAAGAGCGAAGATTTCCTCGATATCTATCCCAACGGCGTGCCGGTCGCCTCTATGGTCGCGAAATGGCAGAAATGCCCCGACCTCTGGGCCGCCGACCCGACCGACGAAAGCCAATGGACGTGGACGGAGAACTGCATTCGTCACCTCGCGCATTATCTGCTGGTGCGCGAAGGTGCAGACTATGCGACGAAGATTGCCCCGACGCTGGCCTACTGGCGGGCCGCTCAGGACGTGTGCGACGAGGATATAGCCCTAAAGGCGGGCGGCACCGAAAAGCGCTGGCGGTCATGTCTAAGTCATACGCATACGCAGAAGCATGGCGACATAAAGGCCGCGATGCTCGCGACATGCGACGGCTGGATGGCCCCGCGTGCGGACGGCGCTCTCGTCGTTTATGCGGGTAAATATTATGCGCCGACCGTCTCCATCGGCTCCGATGAGATCGTCGCCTATGAATGGAATGGCGTCGGCGTCGATGATGACGAGGCGGTCAATTACATCACCTGCTCTTATGTGTCCGCCGACCATGATTACAACACGGTCGAGTGCGACCCATGGACCGATGAGGATGATATCTCCCGTCGCGGACAGGAGCTTACCGAAAGCCTCGATCCGCAAGTTCCTTCATGGGGGCAGGTGCGCCGCCTCGCCAAGCGCCGCATGCAGCGGGCGAATGCGCTCTATCGCGGAACTGTCACCACGAATGTTGCTGGCCGGAAGGTGCGCGGCCAGCGCTATATCAATCTGCATATCGAGGAAGCCGGATCGGTCTTTTACAGCGGCCCGGCAGAGATAACGGCGATCACCCGCAACATGCAGACAGGTGGTGTCACCTTCTCATGGGTGGCGGCGAGCCCAAATATCGACGCATGGAACCCGGCGACCGAGGAAGGCAGCCCGGCTGCGAGTGGCGATCGCGTCGCCCCGCAACCACTGACCGCGCCCGCGATCACCAGCGCCACGCCGGAACTTTCCGCCGATGGCGTAACCGCGCAAATCAGGATGATCGTCAGTGGCCCGGATCGCGAGGATTTGACGTGGTTCCTGCGCTGGAAACTTTCGTCCGAAACAATCTGGAACGAAGCGCAGAATGGCGACGTGGACCCCGGCGCATCGGTCGAATTGCTATCCACGCTTGTGCCGACGAACAGCAGCATCGATGTTGCTGTGTCGTATCAGGTGGGCGATGGCCGCGTCTCGCCATGGTCCGCGACCGAAACCGTCAGCACCTCGACCGCGACCCTTGCGCCGCTGCCTCCGACCGATTTCAGCGCGATCGGCGGTGCTGGTGAGGCCAACCTGTCATGGCGCAACCCTTCGGCAACCTTTGCCTTTATCCGCGTTTATCGCGGCCCTACTGCCGATTTCGGCGACGCCAGCCTGATATCCGGCGATATCGTCGGCGGACTGGGCGAGGTCATGTCTCTGGATGACACCGGCCTGAGCGCATCCACATATTATTATTTCCTGCGCTCCTTCAATGCGTCGGCTATCCCGTCAAGCGTCGTCGGGCCGCAAAGCGCGGTGGTGACATGATCGTCATGCGCCAGACAGCGGGCGGCGTCGTGGTGGATGGCAGGCTTGTCGCCCTTCGCATAGAGGATGGCGGTGCGCCGATGCCAGAGCCGGAAGCGCCGCCGTCCGTAGAGGATGAGGAGGAGTAGCGCCACCGTCGCGGCATGGCGCTTTTCATCTTTCCCGTCCATCATTTCAGGCCGACGCAGGTTTCCGCAGCGCCGGTCCCGCAGGTGATTTCGGGCGGAACCAATCTCAACAATGATGAAACGGTCATCCAGACAGATGGCGGTGGCCGATGGGCGATCACCTATAGCGGGATAACCCTGCGCAGCCCTTTCCAGCAGCGGCTTTGGGATAGCTGGGTATCCTATTTGCGTGGCGGCGCTCGCGCGGTTCTCTGTCCGATCCTTTCCCTCCCGACCGCGCCCCGTCCTCTCGCTGGCGGTGGCGCTATCCTGCGGCCTTCAAAGCTGGCTGCGAATGACGACAGGTTTCCGACCTCGGTTTCCTACGCCTCGCCCTACATCATCGCGACCGTGATCGGCGATGTAGCTGCTCGCGCCACGACCATGACGCTGAATGTCAGCCAGGGCGCGCGGATCGAAGGCGGCGAGAAATTCGAGATAAGCGGGCGCGGCTTCGTCATCGAGCGCGTCTTGTCACGGCCCAGCGCTCAATCCGCCACCGTCATTGTATCGCCGCCCGCACGCGCGGCGATCGCGTCTGGTAGTCCCGCGATCTTCGATTGGCCGAAGGTGCAGGCCAAAGCAGCCACAGGACAGACGCTAGCGCCGGATATTTCGTTCGGTCGAACCGCGACCGCCTCGATCAGCTTCGTGGAGGACTTCTCCGATGCGAACTGAACGCATGGATATCCGCGTCTACCGCAACGCCGATTATTGTGAGGATTGGCAGCTAAACGATAATATCGGCGCACCCATCGACCTGACAGGCTGCACTCTGGACCTGAAAATTCGCGCCAATGCGGGCCAAGGCTCGATCGTCGCTGCGGCGACGATAGACCTGCACGATCCGGAAAATGGCATATTCACCGTCACGATTGACGGCGCATCCCTCTCATCCGTCGCAGGGGCCGGAGAGATCATCCGCCTTGCCTACGATCTGCGCGTAACCTACCCGGATGGCATTCAGGCCATCCCGGTCGCGGGCCACATCATTCTGACACCGGGAGTAACCTACTGATGGCCGTTTCGCCTTCTGTTCGCATTAATGTATCTGGCGCTCGTGGGGCACGTGGGGCGACCGGTGCGGACAATATCGAGATCAGTCAGGTTCTAGGCGTTCCTGCCGGATCGCTTAATCTCGGCACATTCAACGGCGATATCATCCCGGATAATTCGTCCGCGAAGCAGGCGTTGCAGGCGCTCGAAGATGTCGCCGTCCGCAAGCGAAACGAATTTGTCAGCATTGTTGATTTCGGCGCTGTCGAAGGCGGCGTAGTGGACTGCACATCAGCACTCGAAGCCGCACTAACAGCTTCCAAGCGGATTTATATCCCCGCTGGGAAATTCAGATTCAACAGCCCTATAACGCACATCTTCTCGCCGTCCGCGACCGGCCCGTCTGATGATAAAAGTTCTTACGACCAGATAGAGATTTATGGCGCAGGGGCAGACGCCAGCATCTTGTATTTCCCATCCTCTGATGGCCTCGAATTTCAGTGCTCCTCGTTTCAGCATATTGTTCGGCTGCGCGACTTCTCCCTGACGACCGGTCAGGCTGGCGGCGGCACCACGGCGCTCAAGATCACGAACAGCTTCGCCTATTTCGGCGAGTATAATGGGCATCATCATATCGACATCACCATTCGTGGCGATGATGGCTATGCGGCGGCCTACTACTGGTCAACCTATATCGACCTGTTCAACGCCAGCAACATAAGTTTTGGGAAAAGCTGCAACCTCTATGGCCCCGTTCTTGGTGCGACGGACAACACCTATGGCCTTGGTGTACGCATCGCCAGCGACCCCAACCCCGGAACGGGCTCTTCCGGCGAGCCTGGCTGGGGGACCAGTTACGATCTAACCGGTATCAAACTTCGTTTTCTTGGCTGTGCCATCGAAATCGGTGCTGGCGTTCAGGGCTTTTCCCTTGGCCCCGGCACTGAACTGACCGTTGGATACGATGGCATCCGCGTCATCGAAGACGTCACAGAGGTGCGCCAGATCAATCTTACAGGCGCACAGATATCCGTTAATGGTGATAGCATCTATCTCGCATCTGGCGTGCCGTCCTGCGTCATATCCGGCGGTTATATTGGCGTGGCTCCGGGGAAAAACGGCATTGTGTTTGCGTCCAATGACGGCGCGGCCAATGGCGGTGGAACGATCGTCGCCGGCATCACATTCGTTGCCCTCGGCCCCGGAGCCGGAGACGGCGTCTATGTCGGCACCAGCTTCAACCCGATCGTTATCGACAATTGTTGCTTCAATGGCCTTGGGACCGGCATCGAACTGGCGGCAACATCGTCTCAGGTCACGGTCGGTTCATCCAATCGCTATGCGAATTGCACGAACTCGGTGATCGATCTCGGCACGGGCAATATCGTCGCTCCTGCCAATCTGACTGGCAACGGCGTCGGCTTTGGTGAAAGCGTAACACAAGAAACTTCGAAATCGACTGGCGTCACCCTCCACTCGCCCGCCGGGCGCGTCATAACGCACGATGCTACCCTTTCTTCTGGCGCGAGGGCGAGCTTTCTCCTCACGAATAGTAAGATCGGCCATAAGGACGTTGTGAGCGTTTCGAGCAGCAACGGCAATTACCGTGTCTGGACTGCGGGCGCGTCGGACGGCGAACGAGCCATCTACATCGAGAATATCGACGGAAGCAGCCATAGCGATGCGGTGACAATAAACTTTGTAGTCGAGAAGGCCGCCCAACTGTGACCGAAACCTCCATCATAGCGCAACTTGCCAGCCAGTTCGGCCCGACCGGTCTGATCATCGGCTTCCTCGTTTGGAACAAGCTGACGATCGAGAAGGACCGCATGACGCTCGATCGCGAGCGGGTCGAGGCGGACAAGCAGCTTGCCGCCTCCCTTGCCGCGCTGAAAACCGCCTTCGAAATGAGGGACGACAAATGATGTGCGAGCGCATGGATGCTGTGCGGGCGCTGAAGCAGGCCGCGAAGGATTTGACGAGCGCCTGCCTCGCCGACGCGCTGCGCCTGCCGCCGATAAACTCGACACCGGACGACATGAAGGCGCTTACCGAGAAGATCGACGCCGCTCTGGCCCGGAGGAAGCAATGAGCATTGACGCAAAGCTGCTGCAAAAGCGCCTCGGCGTGACGCAGGACGGGATCATAGGCCGCGACACATGGCGGGCGGTCTTTGCCCGATTCGGCGCGGATACGACGCGCGCCCGGCAGTTGGCTATCGCGATGAATGTGCATGCGACGGCCTATGAGATGATGGCCCCGCTGCGGCTCTCGCACTTCTTTGCGCAGCTCATCCACGAAAGCGGATCGTTCCGGTACATGGAGGAGATCGCGTCCGGTGCGGCCTATGAGGGCCGCGCCGACCTCGGCAACACGGTCAAGGGCGATGGTGTCCGGTACAAGGGGCGCGGTCCGATCCAGATCACCGGGCGGGCGAATTATCAGAAGTTCGGGCGGCTGATCGGCATCGACATCGAGGAGACGCCGGACCTCGCCGCCAATCCCTCAATCGGCCTGCATCTGGCGCTCGAATATTGGCGCGACCGGAAGCTGAACGCGATGGCGGATGCGGATGATGTGGTCGGCATCACGAAGAAGATCAACGGCGGGACCAATGGGCTGGCGGATCGGCGGGCGCAGTTGGTGAAGGCAAAGGCGCTATTCCTGTGATCGCAGCCCTATCCCTCCTCCGCCGCTTCTGGTGGGCGCTGCCTCTGGCCCTCGCTCTCATCTGGGGCCTCCGCGTCGATCATCTGCGCGCCACCTACAAATCCCGCTGGCAGGCCGTCAGCACCGAATATGCGGCGTTCAAGGGCGCGATCATCGACAAGACCGCCGAAGCGCTCGCAGCACAGAAGGCCGTCAACGCGGCCAAGGAAGCCGAATATCAGGAGAAAGCCCGTGAAGCTGACCAGAGCCTTGACGATCTGCGCGCTCGCCTGCGCTCTGCCATCGTGCGGCAGGGAGGTGGTGGAAGTGCGAGCCTCGCAGCCGGTTCCGCCGCCCAAGGTGATGGTGCCGGAGTTCCTGAAAGCCTGCCCGCCCCTGCCGGAAGTGCTGAGGGACCAGTGCCGGTAGATCCCGATACGCTGGTCGGGCTGGCGGCCTATGCGATTGCTGCCCACAATTGGGCGATTTCTTTGGAGAACGATCAATGAGCTTGGGTCTTGGCGCATATGGCGGCTTCTCGCGCAGCGCGGCCGACCGCTGGGCTGCGGGCAATGGCCTGCCGTCGCTGAAATACCGCCTCGCCAGCCCGCGCAAGATCATGATCGCCGGAACGAGCATTGATGCGGGCTACAACACCGCGTTTCCGAGCGGCAATGCTCAGGGATATAGATGCGCACCGATCCGACGACTGCGCGATGCTATCCGGGCGCGCGGCTTCTACGCGCAGGATGAGTTTTTCGCAGGAACAATGGGCTACACTACAGCATCCTCTTTTCAGTCATTCGATCCGCGTTTCCAGAATGGTGCGGGCTGGGAATACAACGGCTTCTCCGGGGCAACGTGGAGCATATTGCAGAACAGCACCACGACGACGCCCTTCACCTATACGCCGGACGACGCAACGCAGACCTTCACCGTGTGGGTCCGGTCGGTGGCAGGAACCGGATCGGTCACCGTCACCTGCGGCGCGGTGACAAAGACCGTAAGCATTCAGCAGACGCCGACCGATTTTATCGCGATCACGCTCGGCGAAAGCGATGGCGTAACGCTCGGTCAGAATACCTATACCGTCGCACGCGCATCCGGGACGATCCAGGTTGTCGCCTGCTGGGCACGCAATGCGCGGTTGCCTGCCTACCAGCTTCTCAACTGTTCGGCCTCCGGCGGGCGTATGCAGCATATCGCCAACAGCGCCGATCTGGCCCGGCCCTTCTATTTCCCTGAACAGATTTTGACGGCTGGGGACGAATACTGGATTGCGATGGGGCCAAACGACTGGCGGGATAACGCCAGTCCGATCGAAAGCCTGCCGACCTATCGGACGAACATGGAATCGGTGCTCGACCGCCGTATCGCGAACAACATCAAGACGCGCGTCATCATCCCCGCGCGCACGTCTATCGCTGCTGCCTCGATCGCCAATCAGGACTTGTACAATGCGGCCATCCGCGAGGTCGCTGCGTCTCGCGGCGCACCGGTGTTCGATTTCAAGGACCGCTGGGGCGAGCATGCGGACGCTCTGGCTGCCGGTCTGATGAACCCGGACCCGGATTACTTCCACCCGATCTGGCGCGGGGCCGAAGACATCGGGCAGGTGTATGCGATGCTGGCGTTGGCCGCATAAGCAAAAGCCCGGCAGCGTGGGAACTGCCGGGCAGTATCAAGGAAGATCGCTCTCCCTTTGGGTCGCGGCGGGAGAGTACCGCATCGGAGGGTGAGTCGCATCCTCTGAATTGGGGATGCGGCACGGCGCCATGCCTATCGCCGCCTCATTCCCTGTCCAACCGGATCGACGGACGCCGCCTCCATTGTCGCCTTGATGATAGCCCCTCGATGCCCGCACGACTGGCATTTCATGCGCTCACCGATGCTCTTCGTATCGGTCTTCCACCGCCTTTCGCGGGAAAGATGAAGCAGCGCGTCGGCTTTAGTTATGACGCATCGCCTGCAAGACCGGCATGTGATCTTCGCGCAAAGCTGCGCATTGGCGATATAGTAGAGATCTCTACTCACGCTCTCCAGAAATTTCTCGGTGGTGGCATCCATGAGAACATCATGAGAACAAACGGAGCGAGTCGGTCAAGCGGGTTGCGGTGGGTTGCCTCTCACCAAACGCCATTTCTGATCGTCAAAGCTCTTTGCTGTTAATCGGCGATCGGCAAATCGCGCTTCATCTCGGCGATGCGGGAAGATGCATCCATCCCTCAATCCACCAGTCGGCGGCTCCGCCGAGACCGGGGAATAGCCACCATCCCATGTCGTAGCCAGACTGAGTATAGCCCTCATGTCGAATGACGAAGCGTCTACCGCTCAGGTGCCGCCATCGCTGGTCTTTTATGGTGGCGAGGGTGGCCAGAATATATGTCCCGTCACGAGGCGCGGTTTCTATGGGCCGCAATGCGCTGATGACGGACAGGGCGGCGGTGGCGGCCCTTCGGTCTACGTCACTGATGCGCGGCGCTGGCTTTGAACCCGGCAGCGCGCGGGCGTCGCGGATGGCGGCAGCCATCTTCTCGATCAGGTCGGAGGTCATTGGGTGGGCTCCTTGTTACAGTGGAAACCGCAGCCGCCGAAGTCGGCGCCGCGAACTTTCGTGGACTGGTCGAGCGGGATTTCATCAAGATAGCCACGAATGTTATGATATTTGCCGTCTGGCCCTTTCTCGCGACGAAGAATGATGGGCTTTGCACCAAAGCGTCGAGCCTGCTCATTGCGCCGCTCAAACACTTCTGGAAAGTGCTGGCGGATCAGCGCCCAATAGGCCGGGCTGGACGACTTCACGCATCCGATACAGTTGCCATTCGGCATTCCGATGTCATAGACATATGGCCGACGGATACCGTGCTGGCGAAGGATGGCGTGAGTATCTTTTTTAGTCAGGCCCATCTCGACCAGCGGCGCGCGCTGCTTGAGCAACGGATAATCGGTAATCATCCGATCGAACCGAGCGGCGTCCCGCTTATCAGCCGTGTACCCCCAAAAATGCGTGTCGCTGGGCAGTTGGAAATCCATGCGCGGCACGAATTTCATTTCGCTGGTGCAAGGCGCGCCGTTAATACCGGAGAGGTATCGCCGGTCCTCAAAAACTTCGTCAATCATCTCATATCGCTCGTTACGGATGCGGATGATTTCTTTGCCGTACCACTGTTCCAGATCGTTGATGAAACGGTGGTTGTCAGGATGGACACTCTTGCCAAGATCACAATGAACAGGCTGCGCTTTAGGATCATCCATCAAAATGATGTGTCCCGCCACCGCGCTATTGGCGCCATCGACCCAGATCAGGCTCCGGCCTGCTCCCCAATCGAGATCGAGCGACATTTGCGGAGAGCCGCGCGCCATCACCGCCCTCCCGAAATAGCGTGGGAGAGGCGGGATATTTCTTCTTCGATTTCCGGCGAGAGATGAAACCATTCCCCGCTAAAACGAAATGTCTCAAACTTGCAATGATAGTGCCGCTCTCGCTCAGACCCGCCCACCACCTTCGCCAAAAGCTCAAGACGGTAAGGCCCAGAGTTTGATTTAAGCCGATTCACCCTCTCTGCGAGGTTGCGCGAAAAACCGATCTTGACGATGCCAGCTTCACGACTGCCGACGAAGTAGCAATAGCCACTGCGAGGATGCATGGCGTCCATTTCCGCCACCCATTGACGCTCTCGCGCCTCCTCCCTCTCCCGCTTCTCGCGCTCGTATTTTTCAGCGTCGAAACGGAAGCCACGGCGCCTCTTCGTCGTGGCCAGCAAATGGCCAGCAGAACACCCTTTGTTCTCGATAATGTCTTGCAT